GCACTGCGGAAGCCGCGTGGTATCGGACGCTGTTTGAGTCCACGTACGGACCGAACGGAGCGACATTGATACCGCATATGTGGATGCCGCGATGGGTTGTAGGTACAACGGATCCGAGTGCAAGAACGATTTCTTTTTATTCGAATACAACCCGTGCGGATTGACAAAGTTCGTGACCGTACATAGGCATGCATGCCTCCGTACGACATTTGAATGGGCTGTGTATGATAACGAACCTGTAGTTCGTTATCATAAAAAATCCGCAATGCTCTACAATGTCGAATGTAAGGAACGGCGATCTGCGATTTTATGAATCAAGTTCATCGGAATATCGCGGTTGCCTTTTAAAAACACCAATTCATACTCGTTCCACAATTTATTTCTATATTTTTCAAACATAAAATCCCCTTTAAAAAAATTCCTATCATATTCGTTTGGTTTTTTTTCCGCAAATGTAAAATCAACATTTTTATAGGCTGGATATAAACAACCTAAATTCCATTTGTTTTCAACTATTTTTCTAGACATTAATACTTCTTTTCGCCAAACAGCATCTAGGAAGGTAGTAGCATAATTTGTCATACTGAATATTTCACAAGTTATTAAATATTCTAGGGTCGTTTTATCCATTGAAAAAATGTATGACTGTACATGAGAAGAATGAAGCGGATCATTCAATTTAACTCCTGTATTTATAGTAGTTCCAAACAACTTCACATTGCCTTGGAGTCCATGTATGTAAATATCCGTCCAATTCCCATTGAAATAAGCAGGTACAAATGGACCAATTACACTAGAATTTACAAAAATATAATTGTCGTAGTTTTTATAGAGATTATCTATTAGTAAAGCATCACTCCATCCTCCAAAGTCATAACCAATATTCTCTCTGAATAATGTCTTTACATAATCAGGAACAGTGAATTTATTACTTTTATTATTTGATATTACAATAAAATCAACACTTGTACTGAAAAAAATACAATTATCAATGAAATTCTGTACTCGATCATTGAAAACATGAAACACAAACAAAACAAGTGTCTTCGCCATCTAAATATAAATGTATATTTTCTGCGTGAGACGAAGTTGTGTCGCTGTGAGTAGGACACGTACTAGTCTGCGGGTCTAATCAAAGTCAATATACCGCCTCTCACGCCGGAAGAGAATCTCATCCTCTTGTTCCTCAGGAATCGGCGACGGCATCCGACGATTCGCCTCCTCCCACCGGCGACGTGGAGTATCTTCGGTACAAATGTCCAGTTCAAATTGAATCGCAATTTGGTCCACGGCGTAGTCGGACCACTCGCAGTTGTAGAAATGTATTGCGGTATCCGTATCGGCGTCCTGAACATGGTTCGGACGTTCAAATAAGACGAGATTCTTTGCAACGATATGTGCTGGATTGACACTGAAATAGGTCGCTAACGAATCCACGATTCTTGCATTCGGTTGAATAAACGTGGCAGTATCATTCCGAAGAATCACCTGGCGTGTCTCGGCACGCCACGATATGTCCAAATGCTCGTGCTCATTGATTATAATCTGGGCGAGCTGCTGGTCAAAGTCGGCGGGAGGAGGAATAGATACGTGGTACATAATGAGTGAGAACCAAAACCACCATAGGAAACCAATTCATTTTTTCGACCGGGGAAAAAATTGATAGGCAATCGGAGAAAAATGAGACTCGTGGTTCCTTTTTCTTTCCAAGCATTCCAACAATGTCTTCTTCCAAGTCTCTTCCTATGATTGGCAACAAGGGTGCGGACGTTCTGTCCAGCACGGGCGATGCTCGCGTCGACTTGAATGTCAAGTGTGTCCGCTCGGCGGAAGCCGCCATTCTCCATGCTGGCATCCAAGCCGTCATGGACATTGGAACCGCGGAAGCCGTCGAGGACGCCTTTGTTCTTGCCTTCCATGTCCGCAACATTCGGGGCGGAAAGGGAGAGCGTGCTGTCTTCACGACTCTGTTTTCCTACCTTTTCTCGATTCGTCCCCATCTCGCTCTCGCAGTTCTGGACCTCATTCCGCATTACGGATGCTGGAAGGACCTTCTCGTGCTCGCGACGGATGCGACGGCGTATACGGATGCGGCACTACGTCTGATTGCGACGCAACTGGAGGCGGACGAGACTGCGGAATCGGGACGCCGGAGCCTCGCGGCAAAGTGGGCTCCACGGGAGGATTCGCAGTTCAAGACGCTCGCCCGCCGCCTCGCGTACCTCATGTTTCCCTGCGCGTCCAACCATAGTGCGAAGATGCGTCTCTACCGCCAGAAGGTTGCCCGTCTCAACCACGAACTCAAGACGGTCGAGACGTTCATGTGTGCGGACCGCTTTGAGGATATCGTACCGGGTACCGTACCCGGTCGTGCCGGCAAGGTCTACAACCGTGCCTTCCTCAATCTACCGACGACCTACAAGGCGAAGGAGATGACGGCACCTCGCGGCGAGTTCCGCCATCCCGATGACCCGAAGCGAATGGCGTGCCGCGAGCACTTTGAGGCTCACTTTGCCAAGGCGGCGAAGGGAGAGGCAAAGGTACACGGTGCGGACACCATCTTTCCCCACGAACTGGTCAAGAAGGCGAAGGACTCGGAATCCCTCTCGGAGCCCGAGAAGGACCACATCCGCGGTGTTTGGCGGGGCATGGTGGAGAAGGCGAAGGCGGGCGGTGGTCTGCGTCGCTCGCTCTTCATGTGCGACTTTAGCGGGTCCATGCAGAGCAGTAGTGCCGGCGACACGCCGTACTGGGTCTCGATGGCTCTGGGTTTGCTCGGTTCCGAGGTCTGTGCGGAGGAGTACCAGAACACCATCCTGGGCTTTGACTCCGAACCGAACCTGCTCCGTTTCCCACCGGGAACCGACATCTTCCAGCGGCTAGAGACAATCACCTCGCATCCGGTATTCGGTCAGGGACTCAGCACGGATTTCCAGGCGGCTATGGACCTCGTGCTGTGGACAATCAAGGAATCCCGTTGCCCTCCAGGACAGGAGCCGGAGAATCTCATCGTGCTGACGGACATGAACTGGGATGCGGCGTGTGGTTCCTCGGAGCGGAGTGTGTACACGGGACTTGGCTACCGCCATGTCGTCAAGACGGCACCGTGGGAGACGTTCGTCACGACGATCCAGAACGCGTTCACACGGGCGGGCGAGGATATGTGGGGTCCTGGACAGGGCTTTACGGCTCCCCGCATCGTCATCTGGAATCTCGCCGCGTCACCGCAGACGGACTACCACGCAACGTCGGACACGCCGGGAGTTGCGATGCTCTCGGGCTGGTCGCCGTCGCAGTTTGAGATTCTCCAGAAGGAGGGTCCGCGGCAGATGACGGCATACGAGATTCTCCGTATGGAGTTGGACGATGCGAAGTACCAGCGGGTACGCGATCGCATTCGGGATGCCATGCGTGATGCCATGCGGGATGCCATGCGTGCGTAGAGTGTATGGGTACATGGACAAATTTCTACACAGTCAATAGAATGGCAAGTTTTTTACGAACAGTCGCTCGGACCGTCGGACTCGGTGTACCCAAAATGAATGCGAATAAGAACTCCTCAGGAATGTTTGTTCCCGGTGCGTATACACCCGTGAATAAGACGCGTAAGAATCGCCGTTTTGACGAAATCCAAAGCCAAATCCGCGGCACAAAACAAGGTCCGTCATTGATTGAGTGTATAGTGACAACCCGTAATGCATATGAGGCTCTCAGTCGTATACGAAAGGGAGATAATAGAAGGACCGCGGCAAGGTTAGCGGATCAATTCCATGTGACACTCAACGCCAGTATCGAGATGTCGGATATTACGGACGGCTATAAACGAGAATTGAAAGCCTACAATGATTTTCTCCGCTATTTTTTTATGGGCGACCCCGCGGAACCCAAGGAACCTGCGACCGAGAGAGACGCGACGAAAATTATTCGTGTCCAATCCGAAATTCTTAGCAAAATGTCTGGACAAATCGCGGCAAGCATCAGTACGAATGACACGCCAGAAGTGAACGAACTTTTGGCACGCACCGAAGCCCGTATGTTCCCAACTGTTCCACGTGGCACGCCGGGCATGCCAGGCATACCAGGCGGGAGTAGAACGCGGAAACATCGGTCGAGGACCCGCATCCATGCCATGCTCTCGAAGTAAATCTTTGATTCATAGAGTAGATATGAAGAACCTAAAAATTCGATATGCGTGCCAACTCGGTAATTTAATTAAAAAGATTCAACACGCTATACAAGTAGCCTTGGTCTATAATTATAATGTGATAATACCCTATCATAAGTATTTTAATACAACATATATTATAATAAATCCAGATGTTGCGAAGTCGCATCCGTGTATTTTAGACAAACATGACTTTTTTATAGCGTGTCTTATTAAAAATATAGACAGTAACCTCTTTTTCAAAAACAAAATCAAAGAAGACACGATGAATATTCTAAGGAAAATTTTCAAAATTCGGAATACAACCCATTTGGAAAGCACTGACCTCTTAATCCACATTCGTAGTGGCGATATATTCGTCAATCCGCATCCAGGATATATTGTGCCGCCATTATCGTATTTTACAGACATAATACACAAACACAGTTTTACAGATATTTATCTGGTGGCGGAAGATACACGCAATCCGTGTATTCCTAAATTATTAGAGTTGTATCCGAAAATCAAATTTAAGATCCAATCTTTGGAACAAGATATAGACTTAATATTGGGTGCGTCAAATATAATTACAACATACGGTTCCTTCATACCAAGTTTACTAGCGATTTCCGAACATGTGAAACATATCTATATTCCGTCTTACGCCATGTTTGATTTTTATATATTTTTTGAGCATCCGACGATTCAAATACACAGTACTGAATTAACAGCATATAGAGACCAACAAACACCCTTTCAAAATACTACAGAACAATTACAAAGAATGTTAACATACGCTCTTCCTTAGTGTCTCGCAGTACCCCTTTTCGGATTACTAAGAAAGTGACAATAACAATTAGAACTTCCTGAATCTTATTCTGTCGGGCTATTGACCGTGCGTACCGATTTCAAACCGGCACGAAAGTGCCGGTTTGAAATGTTCGCGGGTCTAAAATTTTCTATACGTAGATTACGAGCTCACCACCCATAGTCTAAAATCGCCACATTCCGATAGAATAGTATGGCGGCAACTCCCGCAAACAGTCTGACTCTGGTGAGCAGCGGTCTCGCGGATGCCCGCCTCCAACCCTCGAAAGGCAATCCCGATATCCGCCAGTTCGTCAAAGTTATGAAAAAGACGACGCGATGGGCAGCCCAATGGAACCGCGTTGACTTTGACGGTGCACCGGAATTCGGACAACGTGTCACGCTCACGCTTCCGCGAATCGGCGAACTCGTCAATGGTTTCATGGTCGTCGTCGACATGCCCGATATATACACAACGCAACTGAACGCTATTCGGGCATCCGGTGGCACGGACTTCGACCATCCAGGAGATTTCTTAGGTCCCGTATTTGGATGGACAAACAGCCTCGGACACGCACTGATTCAACGGATTGAGTTTGAGGTCGGCGGAGCCATCGTGGAAACATTGGACGGACGATTGTTAGAAATATTGGACGAGTTGTACGAAACGGTGGAATCCTCAATTGCCAAAAATGCGATGATATGCCGTACTCCGAACGGATATACCAACCGAACCTATTTGACTCCGTCGCCAACCAAGGTGTACATTCCCATTCCGTTCTGGTTTAGTCGTCCTGGAATTCATTCCCACGCGTTGCCGATAGAGGCACTCCGGTTTGAAACGGTTCGGATTCATGTCACGTTCAACCCGGTGAACCAAGTCGCATATACGGAAGCCCGTCCGGATCCTCGTACCGTGGATTTGAATACGACGAACGTCTGTGGACAGGTTCTGGGAATTCAGGGCAGTCCGTTCTGGCGCGCCAATCCATCCGCACCAGGTCTCGTCTACTCCATGAATGCCTCCATGGGACGTACACCCGTTCACGGAGAACTTGTCACAGGCGTTCAATTCAATTCGCGTCTTACACCGACGGCTGCATACGCGATGATTGAGTATATCTCGTTAGAGGAGTACGAGGCTATCGCCTTTCGTTCTGCGGAATTATCGTATCAGGTCGAACAGCACTTTGCGATGCCGGTACAGGCAACTCTCGGACAAACGGAAGTTCGCGTTGCCATTCCGTACGCGAATCCAACCAAAGAAATTCTCTGGGTGTTCCAACGTCCCGACGCATCCGAGTACAATGCTCCGTTTCTCTTTACACGCGATCTATCGGCACCGACGTCCGTCTTGAATCCCTCGCCACCGATTCCCTGGTGGCCGGATGCGGTTCTCGTGCCTTCCGCATCCAACCAATGGCAAATTCTGCCAGGATTCCGAGATGCCTACAGCGAGCCCATGGCGGCGGCGGCACTTCATTATAATTCCTATGAGCGTATTGTCATGGAAGGAGCGTCGTTTTTTCGGAGTGTGATACCGTCACAGTATTACGTGAAATCCGCGACCATTCATCGCTACGTGTACGCATATACGTTTGGACAAAAAAACGAACGACTACAATACGGTCCGACGGGCACCGCAAACTGGGATAAAATTCCACGGAAGGAATTGTATCTCACTCTACATCGCGGTCGCGGAAATACGGCACCTCCCAATCTGAATGTATATATTTACGTGACGACGTGGAACATATTCAAAGTGTTTGGCGGGCGAGCGGGAATGCTGTTTTCCAATTAGACGTCAATGTCTTTTTCCCAGTCGCGTCGCTTTCAATGTCACTTCCACCTGTGCCGTCGCCTTTCGCGGAAGATTGACGATTGCCATACGTCCGAACGCAGCAAACGATACCGTGCCGTTCCACGTCGTGCCTTCCTTTATGTACGCATCAAAATGTCCTTTCAATTCCTGAACTTCGGGCGATTCCAAGGGTATGCCGAGATCTTTCGTGAGTTTATTGAGAACCGCAATACACTCACGGAGGCGGTCTTCTTTCGGTTTTTCAGACGTCATTTCTCTTCCCAAAGAGAATTCAAAAATATTCCAACCGCTCTTTCTTTTATTGAGAACCGGTGAGCGGATACGATGTACATCCGGTACTCAGACATACATTCTTGCCGTAATAATAATCGTATTTATTGTCGTATGACACAAAGGTTTGTACACAACTGCTTGTCGTATAACAACATGTACGTACCGCACAATCTCCCCTTGGATTTTGTGCGATAAAAGTATTCAATTGGTTGATGTACAGGGCTTGGCTTTTATGTTTACGAATTGTATCGGACGCGTCCATTGCTGTTCTGCTGTACCGAGCGATTATTCAAATAGCCTGGGTGTAATTCGCCGTAATCTCCCGTGCGACCCGACGTTGGTGCTGTGAACTAAAGATATCACTCTCGTCTTCGCCGCCGTGCACCTGGGAAAGGTATCCGCGTTGTACACTGAGAGTTGTCGTATTGGAGGCAAGACGGGATAGGACCGGTGCAAGAAGAGGTGCGTCGAGATGCGGCGTACGATGTAGGCGACGCATCGGCGGCGGAGGAGCATTGTGGAGAGCCGTCACGGATTCCAGCATTTCGTCCACCTGTGCCCGAAGCTGGAGAACGAACGGTCGTGTGTGTGCGTTGGAGGTATCCATGTCGCGACCCAATGCCTCCAACACGGTTTTCGCCTCCATGTACCGGTGCGTCTCCAAGAGTTCCGTAATCTGTGCAAACGTGGAGGCAACCTTTGCACGGAAGTACTGCTCCGTTGTATCCATCGCGGATATCGACTCGTCCACGCGAATGGTCTGCGTCTGTTGCACTCCATTGACGACCCACGTCAGAACGAGGTCGGGAGGAGGAGTCGTCGTTCCGCTGGCTCCCTTGAGTACGACCCACTGGGGTTTCTCGGCGACCAGTGTACCGATGCCGTACGATCGGACCGTCGCGTCGGCACCGTACTCCATACACTCCCAACCGTCGGGAATTGACAGATGGGCATTCCGTCCGATTTCGGACGCCAGACCGCCCATAATGTCTCCAATAATCGCCGGTAGAAGTTCTGCCGCGTCGGCGTACGTATACGAACCGCGACTTCGCACCGACATGTCGCGGAGCATACGACTATTGTGCTCCGCACCAAATCCGAGCGTATTGACCGGCGTGCCGGCGGGCACCGCAACCGACAGCATTCGTAGCAGTCCCGTCGACGAGGCAATTCCTTGGTTGATGCGTCCATCCGTGAGTAGGAAAACGGAATCCACGGACGACGAGGAAATATCCATAAGTTGCCGGATGGCGGACTCCATATTCGTGCCACCGGATGCGTGGAGCGTATCAATCGCGGTATGAATTGCGGAACGTGTATCGGCAGCGAGAATCGTTCCCGATACAAGAGTCGTTGCAATTGACTCGTACTGAATGAGCGAGAGACGGTCGCCGTCCATCATTGCGTCGAGCAGTAGATGGAGTGTACGTTTCACTGCGGCGATACGCTCACCATCCATACTTCCGCTGACGTCAATCAACAGAGCAAGATGGTAGGGACGACGGACACCCTCGCCCATCGGAGGCGGACAGATTCGCACGGCGAGTACCGGCGAATCGGAAAGCGTTGTAGAGAAAGAAGCGGAAGCAGAAATAGACATTGTGTACCGTCCTATATATTGCGGCATGGTGCGGTCAATTTTTGCGAGCTTGCATACAAGGGGGGATAGCTCCCCCCTTTGAAACCCCCTTGTTAAATTCTTATGAAAGTAAAAATACAATTATAAGATACAGCAAAATTACTATTTATCTACCTCTGGTTGCATACAATTGGGCGACCGTTTTTTTCCATCGGATGTAGTCCGCACCCGACGAAAACACCGGCGTTCCACCGTAGAGTGTCTTGCCGGCAACCAGTCCGGTTTGGTC